TTAGTTACTGCCCAATGATTATCATTACCTGAAGTATCAGCACCCATACCACTTGAGTTTTGACCTGTGCCTGTTTCTTTAAATTCTAAATAAAATCCGTTAGTACCATAAGTTCCTTCATAGGCTTTAGGTATCCATACTCCATTGTCATTAACCTCGCCAAAGTCTGATGCTCCTAATTGTTGACCATCTATATGATGAAATTCTGCTAAGTACCCATCTATAAAACCACCACCTGTGTAACTTATATTATGAACATTAGTTGCATTAAAAAAGGTATCTGTATTTTGGCTCATATAAGTAGCAGTTGAAAAAGAAGATTCTTGTACACCATTAACATATAATTTTATTCTGTTTGCTGCTGTGCCATCTTCAGTATCTACAGCAACTACAATGTGATACCATGCTGAAGGGTCACGAAATAATCTATTCGTTTGCAAGGTAAAACTTACACTACCACCAACCTCACCAAAAAATTTTAATGTGTCATTTGATTCAAAAAGAAAACTAGATACATTGTCATTGTTTGTTCCTATTGATGTTCCTGCAGAAAATATTCTTTGAGCAGCACCTAAAGTTGTTCTTTTAATCCAAAAAGAAAAAGTAAAAGTATCTCTATCTCCTGCACCTCCAGGTGTTATTGCTAATTTAGGACTATCTCCATCATTAAACCTAAGAGAATTACTTATTTCATATCCACCACTAACTGAATTAGCACCTAATATTGTAGGCATATTACACTACCTCGTCTGGAAACTCGCCTAGAGGTCTTGATGAAACTCCATCACTATCTGTTGTGTATTCTAATAAAGTAATCAAAGCTGCAACATTTGCACAACCATCTATAGCTGTTTCCATAGCATTGACTTTAGTTCTAACTGCTGCTCTGTAAGTTGCAATATTACTAGGTACATCATAATCTGATACATCTGCTGCTTTGATAACATACCAATCAGTAGCCTGTAGTAGTCCTGATGCTTGTGCGTTAAATTGATTTTTATAATTAGTTTTTAATCCTGTTGTTTTTACATCACCTACAGATTTATCACTTGGCATTATTGCGTCATCACTATCTTGTTGAGTCCATAAAGAATCTTCTATTTCTTTAGCTGTTGCTGTTCCAAGAGTTGCTGTGACTGTATCTGTACTACTATCAAATGTATAAGTTGAAGAAGTATTAATATAAAATTCTTCAGATTTAAAATTTGTATTATCTATAATGACTTCATAAACACCTATGGCATTTCTTTGTGCTTCAGTCCATAAACTATAAATAGCTTTAGGATATTGAATATCATTGAGGGTTATACCTTTGTTTCCTTTTGGAAAACTTATTATCGTTCCGTCTTGTACTATTGCAAACATTCTATACTCCTATGCTAAGGTCAGGTTTAAATTCCTGCCTACTTCTAACCACTTAGCACCATTATATCTAAATACAAATAAGTCACCAAGATTTGCTGTTGTTGTTAATGTTGGTGCTGTATCTGCTGTAAATTCATATACTGCGTTCCATGATAAAACTCTTGAACCTGTGCCATCTTGGATAACTAATAAAGATACAAACTGTCCTGTTTGTCCGTTAGTAGGCGCACCAATTGTTCTATTATCAGCTAAAGTAACTTTTGCTACAGGTGCTGCTTGTGAATCCCAAGCTATAGTTGCTTCATCTGTTAATTCGACTTCAGGAAAATAAGCTGCATCATTAAAAATAATATTACCTGTTCCATTAGGTGTAAATTCAATATCACCATTAGAAGTAGATACAAAATCATTACCATTAACATCTAAATCACCACCAAGTTGAGGTGAAGTATCATTAACTATATCAAATGTTACTGAACTGTCTGACCAATCAACGGTATTGGCAGTTGTGTTAATTGTACCCATAGTAATATCATCAGTACCATCAAAGAATTTTAATAAATAGGCAGTTACACCACCTGAAGTATCTACCCAAATTGTACCTGCTACTGCACCACTTGGTCTTGAAGCACCTGAATTAGATGAATTTATTGCACTTAATGCGTTGTTTAAGTCTGTTCTGAAACTTGGAAATGATTGGTTTGCTATATTATAATCGTGTTGACTCATAAATTCTTATACCCCTTTTAATACCCTTTTGCAATATAATCAAATGTTTTTGATATTGCTGTGTCACTTGAATTTTTAAAGGTTACATTAAACCCATTTATAGTTTTAGTTTCAAGTAAAAAATAGTCTCCTGTTGCCATTCCTTGTGCTGTTATACCAATAGCATAATTAGTAGTCTTGAATGGATTAGTAAATGTTACTGTTTTAGTTGCTGCACCTGAGGTTATATCATTACCACTAAATAATCTATCTTGCATATCTATCTTAATAGATACTTCCTCAACAACAGGAGTAGATGCTAAATCTCTTGAAATCAATACAACTCTGAATTTAAAATATCTAGCTGTATAATCACCTATCACAAAGTTTTGGAAAGCTGTAAAAGTAGAATTATCATCTGAAGTTGAAATCTCTAAATGTGAATTTGCGTTAGCAGGAGTATCTCCATCAAAGTTAGAAGAACCTACATCAAATAGTCCTGTTCTATTATCAAATAAATCATCAGGATTATCAGAGGTTTGTTTTAATGTTGCTGTTAGTCTTACTGTATGCTTTGCACCTATATCTATAACATCTGCAAACAGATAATTACCTATTGCATAAAAGTCAGCATTTGCAACTCCTGAATCAAAAAATCTAGTTGTTTCAGTATCAAAATCACCACTACCACTATCAAATAATTCTGATGAGTCTAGTCTTAATGTACTATCTGCAATTACAGTATTGGTTAATGTTCCTGCAAATAATGGGTGTTCTGCTTGTGTTGTAATATTATTAAATGCTGTAACACTTGTGACATTAGAAATAATTGCTGTTGCGTTAGAACTAAAGTTGCCTAGCTTATCTACTGCTTTCAAAAGATATGTTCCTTGCCTAGCAGGAACAGTTATAGATGTTGCAGGTCTTGATACTTTTTCAACTAAAGATACTGAATTTTGCCAATCAGCAGTTCCGTCAATTTCTTCACTAAATCTTAAATTATAATATGCTAAATCTAAGTCAGGTATTTGTGACCAACTTAAATGTGCTTCTTGACCTACAATATTACATGAAAAATCTTCAACATCAGAGGGTGGCTCAATAGCACCTACGATTGTTCTTTGTTCTGTTACATAAGGCGATGAAACACTTAGTGTATTAACTGCCTTAACTCTTACATCATATATTCTTTGGTCAATAACATTAAGAACTCTATGCGATAATCCTGAGCCTTGTGCATAAACAATATAATCAGAGTCTGTGCTTAACTTGTATTCAACTTGATAATAATCAACAAATTTATCTGTACTTGCACCTATAGTAATATCTAAAGCAACAATGACAGTTCCATCATTATATTCTACTAAAGTATCTGTTAATGTAAGACTTGCAGGAGCAGATACAGAAAAAGGATTAGGAAAAGTAGTATCAGGAATAACTGCTACTTCTGTTTTTTCATCAAAGGTATACCAACTATCTTGATGCTCTGTTAATGATAATCCAACTGTAAAGTTTGAATTTAAAGATATCCCATTAACTCTAAATGGTTTTGCGCTAAATCCTGTAATAGGGTGGGTCAGATTAACAATATCACCTATCGCTAAATCTAATGCTTCATAATTAGCTGTTAAATCAACTGCTAAATTATTTCTTGACCTATTTAAAACTATCTCTGCAAACTCTAATGCTTGATAAGGACTTGTGATAGATGGTAAGTCTATTGTGCCTTCTTGTAAGAAACCACCATCAGCAGTTTTTAATGCTTGATGGTCGCTATCACTTTCAGGATAAACAATAGTGTCTGCTTGATAATTCTTTAATGGATTAATAAATGATGCTGAAACTCTATTAAAATTTTCATTCTTTCTTTGTGATTGAACTTTTAAACCACCTATAATGGTATCGGTAGTTAATGTTATTGCTGCACTTCCGGTTGTTTCAATAATCAATTTATATTTACCTTGTGTATAAGGTAAGAAACCCCTCATGCCTTTGACTAGGACTTTAACATTATCAAGAATTTTTCTTGATGTATCTAAAACTGAATTACAATCAAATAAATTAATTTGACTAGCACCTGAATAGGGTGTGACTTGGGTTGTTGCAACTGTACTGGCAGTATAAAAACTTGGAATGTCAATATCTGCTATTGCAATTCCTTTTCCATATCTTTCATTAGTTAAGTAATCTAATAAACACCATGCAGGGTTTGATGAAAATGCTGCTGTTTGTGCAACTGAACTTGAATTATATGCTACTACTTTTTTACCTTCAACTACTGCTTGTATTCTAGGTATGCCACCGAATTTGTCTTGATTCCATTGTAATTTAAAGGCTATGTATGCGATACCTGATAATTTTGCTAAATTTCCCCAACTACTCAGACCTGTTAATAATGATGCTGCTGATTGTCCGTCAGTTCCAAAAAAAGGTTGTACTTGTATATTTGTTCCAAATCTAGAGTCATTAGAAGTTATAGTTGAGCCATCAGCAATAGAGCCACTAAATGTAACTGTATCATCATCAAATAAAATACTTGTAATGTCATTAATTTCACCTTCTGCTAATACTAAAACTCCATAAAGATATTGATTATCACCCCCTGAAGTTTCTAAAAAAACTCTTGTACCACCAACTAATCGTGTTCCATAGATAACAGGTATATTTGAGTTATTGGATTGTTTATTAAGTAATACACCTTGTGCTGCTTGATTAGCTGCAGAATTACCAAAATCAGGTATTTCAGGAACAGGAATAAACCAAGATATAAACTTAGTAAATACTTTAGTAATGGAACTTACTATATCACCCATGCCAATGCTCCTTTGTTATAAAAGATTTTTCTATAGTAGTTTTATCTTTAACTCTTAACCAATGCAATTTTTGATTTAAACCAAAATGCTTTATAGCTTGTTCTTTTAACCATTTAGAAAATAACCTTGTTTCAAAACTAAGATAATTAATTATCCATATATTTTTACCGCAATTCCATTCAAATCTGTTAATGATAGCTGTTTCCATGAATTGATTTTGTACATTATTATTAAGATATGCCCAATTAATAAAACCTATAATTTTATCTTTATCTTTTAGTATTTGATATTGGTTATTCTCATAACATGGGAGTAAATGATGAATGATATCTATATCGTTAGTATCTTTATATTTATTAAATGATTTATAATAAGGAACAACTTCATCAATCATTTCCTGCCCCATAATATGTCAGTTACAGTTAATGCTGCAAATTCCATACCAACATCTGTACTAAAGAATTTTTGTTGACTACCTGTATTTGTTTGTCTGCCACCAATACGACTAAAGTCTGAAAAATGAGAAGTACAAGAAAGACTCATAGTTGCTCTTTGTGTGTTAATAGTAAAACTTTCTATATATCCTCTATCAAAGTTAAATGTATCTATTAAAGCATCTGAGCCATTTAATAAACCTACATCAATCGTAACTTCATCATTAGAAACATTATTATTTAATACTGCTGCAACATAAGTATTATCAACAGCTGATAATGATATTTGAAAGTTAGCTACATTAATTTCTGAACTTTCTGACTTACTTGATATATTTAATAAATGACCACTAGAGGTAAATGTATTTCCATCACTTACTATATCTTTATAATGATTAGTTAATCTAACAACAGTCGCAAATCCTATTGTTAATAGTATAATTGGCTTAATAGATTGATTAGCAAATTCTGTTTTGAGGTCACTCGATAATCCTCTTGCCATTATAGAGCCTCAATAAAATCTAATTCGAATGTGTATTGGTCTATAACACTTGTTTTAAATTGTTGAATATCATTAGATAATCTGACTGTAAATTCTACTCCATCATAAGTAACTGCCTCATCATTAGCTAAATTACTTCTTAAAGGTGGCTCAATAGTAACTGTTGCTTCATTGCTTCCGTCTGCTGTTACATCAGCAACAACCATATAAACCTTAGTATGATTAGCAAACTTAATAAAATCTCCTGCCAATAAACTTCCAGTCATACCATCAATATCTATTGTAGTATCACCTGCTGTATGTATTCCATTAACTAATACTGTTCCTGAGATAGTACCTTTAGCATTTTTTAAATCAGGTAATGATACTTGAAATGTATTTTGTTGACTTCTTTGTTTCATAATAAAAGCTAATACAGGTGAAAATGTTGCTCTAGTCATTGTCGGATAAGAAGCAGTAAAAGAAAATCTCTGACCATCAATCTGTGTGCTAAACATTTTACCACTATCAGTTGTTGAAGTGATAGTTTTCTGTTCACTTGTAAAACCTATAGAATTAAATTCAGGTGAGGTTGGTAATGTTCCACTCATACTAATGCTTCCTTTCCTTGACTATTTAAAGCATCATTAATTACATTAACTATGGTTGCTCTGCGTTTAATTAATAACTCATCAAACCCTTGTGTGTCATTGGCATGAATATTTACATTGATGGTTTGGTTACCACCAAGTTGGTTATTAGGTATAATTGTACCTGCACTATCAGGTAGAAATAATTCAGGACCACCTTCTCCCACAAGACTTGCTCTACCAACAGGAGGTCTACCACCTTTTTCAAATCCTTTTATTTTGTTCACCATGCCCATACCTACAGCAACTGCTCCTGCTGCTGCTGCTATATTAAATGGAAATGGTATAGAGGCAAAAGTTTTCAATGCACCTTGATAAACACTCATTAATGCTTTTTTAATTGAGTCTGCTTTAAACAATGCTAAAGATTTTTTTAAAGCAAATTGAATTGCACTACCAATTAATGCTTCAACTAATGCTCTCTTAATTGCTTCACCAAAAGATTTCATACTTAATTTACCTGTCATAACAAAATCAGTAAGTGTTGATTTTAAACTTGTAAATGCTGTCTTACCTGCTTTAGCAAAAGTTTCTGCTATATCTTTATCCATAGCACCTTTAAATCCTTCTTTAAACTCACCCATTTTTTCAGTTAAAAATCCAAGTGAGTTTGTTGTTTCTTCAAATCCAATGCTCATTTCTTCGAAAGGTATATCGTGTAAAGATTCATTAATACTATCAATCATTAACTTCACATTTTCCATAGCAACTGCATTACCCTCTAAAGAGGGTATTAAAGCAGTTAATTCATCTTTTAATTTTGCTGCTTCTGTTTGTAATTTATCGTATTCAGGAGTATTAGATTGTTCTAATGCACTTAATTGTAAATTTAATATTTCAACTGCTGCTGCAAAATCTTCAATAGTTTTTGGTTTGTCAAAAGCACTTAATAATTTATCTAAAAATCCTGTATAATCTGCTAATAAAATAGTACCTGCTGCAAGTAATCCTGCTATATTTTTCATAGAAACTTTAGTAAAAGCTACCATAGCAATACTTGCTCGACCAATAGCTATTGATAACCCTATAAATGCTTTTGACATTCCAAAAACTACTAATGCTAAACCTGCTTTTTTAATTAATTCAATATTATCTAATAAAAATCTAAAAGCATCTGCACCTAAAGTAACAGCATTTGCTAAACCTGTACCTACTGCTTTTGCTATTTGTAATATAGTTTTTTCATTTTCTGCTAAAGCTACATCTAATGCTCCAAATTCTTTTTTAAGTGCTACAAAAAATTTTTCTGCAACTTCTTTTTGAAAATTAAAATATTTATCTCCTATCATAGATAAAGTACCTTCTAAGGTTTTAGCTAATTCATCTGTTGCACCTGCAAATTCACCATTTGCTCCAAATGTATTAAATAAAGCATCTCTTGTTTCTTTAATAGAAACTGTTGCACCTGCACTAAATCCAAGCATTGATTTAACACCTTTTTCTCTAAATAAATCAGCACTAGAGATACCTGCTGATAATGACCTTTGAATTTGTTCTGAAGTTGTTGCAAAATCTAATCCTGTAACTGCTGCCACATTACCTGTTAATTCCATTATTTTAGCTAATTCGTCTGCATCTTTACTAACTACTGCTAAAACACCTGCACCTTTTTGAATTTCACCTAATGAAAATGGAACTTTACTTGCAAATTTAGCCATTGCATCAAATGCTCTTGCACCTTCTTCAACACTACCAAATAAGAATTTTAATCTAACTTGTAAATTTTCAATACTTTTACCAACATCTATAAATGATTTTACAATAAGACCTGCTCCTAAACCCACAAGTGCATTTCTTAAATTAAAAACTGCTGACTTTGTTTTATCTAAGTTTCCTTGTACTTTATTTAAGGCTTGTTTGCTTTTATCTTTAGCAACAATATTTATATTTAAGTTTTTATCTGCCATTGTTTATCTTACTTATGCGTTGTTGCCTTTCATTTTCTTCATGTTTTAATTCATGATAGGATAACCACAACATAAACTCATATGTTGACATTTGCAATACTTCTGCAACAGTTTTATGAAGTCTTTCAGCGATTGCTAAGACATTATAGATTTCAGGTGTTTCTTTTATTTTTTTTTTAAAGCAGGAATATCGTCATTAGAGTTCATAATAGCCGAAGATACTCTAGCTACAACATCTGTATCAGCTTTAACTTTAAACTTTAGTTTATGCTCCATATTAAACATTTTATCACCATCTTTAGTTAAAGACTTCTCTATAATAACATCAATGAGAACATTTAAATCATTATCTGAAGCACCTTTAAATATTTTAGACTTTTCTAACATATTAAAAGGTTTGGAATAAATTGCTTTATCACCAACTAAACCCCATTCAGGAACTTCAATAATCTTAGTTTCTAGTGACTCGAAGTGACCTTTGACTCCTTCAAAGAAGTCGATTTTTTCAGTTGTCATGTATTATTAAGAAACAGTACCTATTGTTAATGCACCTGAGCCTTGAAAAGCTACAGTTCTTGTTACTACACCATCTAATGCTGTTGCTACTGCCATTG